CACCCGCGCACCCGTAGAGACCTAAGCAGGCCAGGGGACACCAACCGACCCACGCGCCCCGGCTGCTCGCCCCTGATAGCCCTGAGAGGCCCCAGAACGGCCGAGAGTGGCCGAGAGGGGATTGGCCTATACCCTGGCCTACCCTGAAGCCCGACCCCGGTTAAATCGCCGCCTAGCGGCTCTCAGAGGCATTCGGCAAAAGCCCTGCAATTCCGAGCACTTGCAGAAAATTGCCGGGGGTGTCAAAAAATGCTTGACAGCCGGGCCGCCGCCCTGCTATACTATCAGAGACTAGTCGGGAACTGCCCGGCGCAACCCACGGAGGGCAACGAGTTATGGAAAAGATGAATTACGAAATGATAGAAAGCCTCGCACGGGAGATGTCCAGGGGCAATTTCCAATCCGACGAATGGTTGCTAGAAAAGCGCTTGCAGGAGTACTACAAGGACGAAACAGACGTCACCTGGGATGAGATCTCCGAGAGCGAGTCGCCCGTGCGGGTAGTGGTACACGGAGACGGCACGTGCTCCGCCGCCTACCTCGACCACGACGACCCCAACGGGATCGAGATCGTGCCGTTGGGTATCCTCGATTCCGACGCCTAGACAACTCCCCCGACAATCAAGACGTCCACGCCACCCTCACGCCACCCGCGCACGTAGGATCTCAACCCCACCAGGCTGCACGCGTACCCGCCCCCGGACAAGTCACCTTACCTTATACCGGCGCAGCCCGCGCCGCCCGGCTCGACCCCTCGGCCGCCCTGGGCTGGGGGTGAGCCTGGTAGATAGCCCTGAGAGTCACCAGGACGCCCGTCAGCAGCCGTTGAGGCTCGACCCTATAGCCGAGCCTACCCGGACACTCGCGCCGGTTCTCCGGCCATCCTGAGGCCTCTCGCAGGGTCCGACCGCCCATCCTGGACTCGACGTTCGTCTATATAGAAAAAGTGACCCCCGGCGCGACCGAGAACACGCCGGGGGTCGGGTGCGGGGTGACTAATCCCGCATGGAGGCAACACACGCGCAAGGAGTCAACGCGTGGAGACGTTTACGGTACGCCTCTAACCGGATTTCCCAGAGTCGATACCAGTCGTGTACAGGGACAGCCCGCGCTCGAATCGCTGCGCGCGTTTGTCCCTCCACCGCTCGACCTTTTCGTCCTCGTCGAGATCATCAAGGACGTGGATCTCAGAGTACGCCAACTTGATCGCATGGATCTTGTCACGTATCGACGTGATCTGAGGAGACAGCTCGCGCCGGGGATCGAGAGGGAACGACGTCTCCAGCTCGGCCCATTGACCGGGCATGATCTCGACGAAGAATCGGGTCTCGACTAAGAACTGCCGCTTCTCGGGATCGGATTCGTCTCCGTGGTATCGCAGCTTACGATACTCGTCGGGCAGATTCTCGCGCAACACGTGACGGAGCAAGCTCTTCATCTGCGCGAACGGATGATCGTACGTCGAGGGAAACTCGACCTCGGCCGCCAGATCCTCTACACGCGTGATTGTCTTTTTCGCTCTCATCGTACGTGACCCTCCTCGTCCTCCCACCAGAGCAAGACACTGACGATCCGCTCCAGCATTGTATCTGTGATCTCTCGCTCCTGGATCGCGCTCCACGTGCGTTCCACGAGAGGCATCATGACCTCGGGCAGCGGGTGGCGATCCTCTATCACCATCTGGATCATCTGCTCCAACTGCTCCCGACACAACGGGGTACCCATTACGCGCGCCCTCCGACGAGCATACGAGCGATACGCAGCTCGCGCTCGCCCGCCTCGACCTCCAAACCGAACTCATCCGCGACGGTCAATGCGTCCTCGACGTACATCCCGATACGAAATTCCTTGCCTTCGAGGTCGAGAACGGGAACCGACGCATGGTCGCTGATCTTGACGGCTCGTGTGTGATCGATCCAGAGAACGTCGTCCTCGGTCGTGTGAGGGTATTTACCCGACCGGTCAGCAACAGCGATCCGGGACTCGTGCGCGCCCGTGGTGGCAACGAAGAACCGATGACCATTTTTGAAGTCGAGCACCTTCTTCCACGCGTATTCTCCACTCATCGTCCCCTCCTATCGTTCCCGAATGTAATCGCAGTACTCCGAGTACTCCAACCGGTCCGTGTGGTCCACGTCGTCGTCCGGGTCGAGCAGACGCTCGAAGAACTCGACGATGTTGACCGATCCCTCGACCTCGATACCCTGGTTGATTGCGTCGAGGATCTGCTCCTTTTCCTTGATCAAACCGATCAGATCCGAATCGAACGTCCCCTCGGCGTACAGCCAGTAGGAGTTGACAGAATCGGCGTCCGTACCAAGTCGGTGACACCGCGATTCAGCCTGATACAACGTAGCGGAATTCCACGGAAATTCGACGAACGCCACGTTGCTCGCCGCCTGCTGCAATCCGTCGAGTCCGGTACCGGCAGCCTGAATCGACGCCACCATAACGCGGCACGAGGGATCGTCCTGGAACCGCTTGACCTCCGCTGCGCGGGTGGAGTCGGAATCTCCCCCTCGGATCTTGGCCGGGCATGCACACGCCAACGCGGCATGCAGACGATCCTGCACGTCCCGATGGTGGGCGAACACGACGATCTTCTCGTCGGACCCTTCCAGGAACGACTTGATCCACTCGATGCACGATTGGATCTTGTGGGCCACGACGATCTGCTTCAGCCCCTCGATCCGTACCAGAGCCTCGGCCGTGTATTCGGAACGCGATGTACTCGCGTCTCCGCGCTTCGCCGCCATCCACCCGATCAGATCCTCCAGGCCGCGACGATACACCTCGATACGATCCAGCTCGACCGGGATCTCGGTACGCTGAAGGGCGGGGAGTTCTTTCGCCACGTCTTTTTTCTCGCGCCTGACCATGCACTTGGATCGCAGGTGCGCCGCGAGATTGTCCAGGTTGCTCGCCCCTTTCATATCCCAATACCCGTTGATCTTCTTGGCATCGCAGTACGTCTTGACGAAACCCCAGAATCCACCGAGATCGTCCAGGCGATCCAGGAACGACAGCTGGTTGACCAACTCGACCGGACGATTGAGGATCGGGGTAGCAGTCAGCGCGAGCTTGTACACGACCGACGGCAGCCTCCCCAGCTCGATAACAGCCTTCGACCGTTGGGCCTTACGGCTCTTGATATAGTGCGACTCGTCGAGGATGATGGTCTGGAACGGGATCGTGAGGAGCTTGTCCAGGTGCTTCGTGAGCACATCGTAATTGATCACGAGGTAGTCAGCGCGATACGCATCGTCACCCGAGATCTTACCCCCGTTGAGAATCCTCACGGATCGCGACGGGAGCCAGCGGCGCACTTCGTTCGCGAAGTGATGCTTCGTCGCCTTCGGACAGATGATCAACGCGGGGAACGCGTCCGCCACGTGCGGGACCAGGATCGACTGAGGGGTTTTCCCGAGTCCGGTATCATCCCCGAGGATCGCCCGCTTGGCGTCGAGGCAGTAGGCGATCCCGGCAGCCTGGAACGGGTAGGGGGCCAATCCCTCGGCCACCCCCTGCACGTCCAGATCCGCGCTCGCCGCGCTGCTAGCCGCGATCCGCGCCTTCGCCTCCTCGCCCTGGGCGTCCAGCCTGGCGCGGGTGGAGTCGGACATTGTCCAGCTGTACCGCTCGGCCAGGTCGAGCACCGCGTCGGACGCCATGGCGTCCAGCGGGCAGGTGTTGACCTTGCGCTGACCATCCCAACGTCGTCCAGGGATCTGGCGCATCGCCTCGACCGCAGCGGGATCGTAGGGGGTGCGCAGGACGATCTTGCCCTTCTCGATCTGGACGTTGTCGGGGGCCTCGGCCTGGGCCTTGCGCGAAGCTCGGTCGGCGCGCTCGATCCCCTCGTCGACCTTGGCCCGGTCGGCGTCACGGATCGCGAACTCGAACCGGTCCAGGATCGCGGGGACCTCGGCCAGGCCCGCACCGACGACCTCCCACCGGCAACGTCCACCGTTCCACTTACGGACCTTCCAATCGATAGCCTTGATCGCATCGATCAGGTCAGAATCGCGCGGGGAGTAGAAGGCGATCCCCTCCAGGATCTTCCCTCGGATCTCGATGGTCCCGGTCCACTCGGCCCAATAGAGCCGCTTGCCGTAGTGCTCGCGGAGATCCTCACGGGTAGCCTCGCCGCGCCCGTAGCGCTCGCGCAGCTGCTCACCCTCGATCCGCTCAGCCTTGGCCTTGAGGGACCGACGACGCGTCGTCGGAGTGGTGCCGCTGCACCACTCGCGCGGCGGCACGGGCAGCTCCGAGTACGTGATCCCGTGACCGCCGAGCTGTTTGGAGTATTTCTTGAGCATCCGATGGACCTCGAAGCAGGTCTCGCGATCCCACTCGGCGGCGGGAACCATCGCGATGGATCGGCCGAACACCGTGTCGCTGGCGTTGTAACCGACATCGTCCCTACGGTGCGCGCCGTCGCAGACGTTGGCGAGAGTCATCGCCGCTTGACGTAGCGTGATTGCGATCTGGTCCGGGTCAGTCATCGTGTTGCCCTCCTGGTTGCGCGAGCCGGTCAAGGCCCGCTAGCCTATGCTGTCAATATAGCATAGGCTCACCCCAGCTGTCAAGCCCTTTCTGCTACTCAGCACCACCCCGTCGTGAGCCGACCGACCTCGGAACTCCCGCGCAGCCCTCGGGAGTGGACGCGGACCTCGACCCCGACACGCGCGAACAGCTCGGCGTCGAGGCAATCGCGGACCTCGCGGATCAGATCCGCATCGGTACTCCCCTCATAGGGGTTCCACGACAGATCGAGGTCTACGTAAGGTCGATTCCAGTTCTCGTTGCCGCGACGATCCTTTGACGGATCGTCGCACCAGACGATTCGGGCGAACGCCGCGCGCTCGGAGCTGCGCCGGTCGGCGTACACGTCCACGTGGGTCGGCGGTTGGAGCCGGTTCGCCTCGTGGAAGAGATCCCGCACCTGAACGATTCTCTCGCGGAGCGATAAGATCGATTCGGTGAGCCTCAGCGCCTCCCCGGCAAGGTACCCCAGGACGGTGTCGGGATCGAGATCACAGTTCATGAGCACCGAGGGGATCGTGTCGTGCGCCTCGCCATCGAGATCGTTGAGCTGATCCAACCAACCGGCGATCTGATCGTCGGTGACCTCGGACAGATGCGTCTCGCGGAGATCCTTGTGGAACGCCCCACGAAGCTTCGAGACCGGAGTCGACGCGGACGGGAGGGGGGAACGCTCGTCGCCGTTACGCGTGATCCAATCGTGCCACTTGCGGACGG